GCCATGTTCAGGTCTCCCATGCGGTCACGCAGCGCGCCTGCCTGCTTCAGTGTGTCGCGGTAAGCCTTGGAGCCAGCCGCTCCCATGTCTTCGTAGGACGCGGCAAGGTTGGTTAAGGCGCGGGCCTGCTGTCGTAAGCTGCCGGCGTTAGCAGCCTGGCTGGTAAATTTTCCGGCAGCGGTGCTTAACCGCTTCTGATCAGCCTCCGCCATGTCAGCGGTTTTGCTCAGGGCCGCCCTTGCTTCAGCAAGCCCTTTTTTCAGCGCGTCCGCATCGGCTGAAAGTACAATATTTATTCCGCCGCCCTTACCTTTTGCCATCGTTAACGGTGGTAATTTACGTCAAATTCTGCGACAATGTAATAGACTTGATCGTTGCCTGCCTCATCTTCGGGAAGGTGGCTTTCGCCGATGTAATCAATTTGCGCAACCGCCGTACCGTTATAGGTTCCCGGTGTTTTACGGTCAAGTGCAACCCGAACCGCTTCCATAATGTCTTGCGCTTCGGTTGCGGTTTCCGCGTAAATGTTAATTTGAACGGTGCCAAAGTCAAACGTGCTGGCTCCGTCGAGAGTAGGCACAGGGCGGTTGCTCACAAATTGGTGCGCAATGTATGGATAAATCGCGCCCTGTGTTGCGCGGACCGGGTAAATGCGCTGACCGGTCAGGGCTGTTACACCTCCGGTATTGCGCAAGATGTAATCGACAGCTTTAATTGCTTTGTTCATCTTCTATCTTTTTAGGCGGCAGTGTTGCCGGAAATCTCTTATCATTTCGCATCGCCTTCGCTTTCGCTATTGTTTCCTTTCGTCTGTCTTCCAGCTCGTCCGGAAATATTAGCAGGTCAAGCGGCGATATGCTTTTCTTCGACCAAGGCTGAAGCAATACTGCTGCCATCCATCGGGTACGATTCCATGCGGCGCGCTCGGTGTCAAACTGCTGCTTTCGCCAGCCCTTAACCCGGTGGTGCCAATACTCCGGGGTTGCGTCGTGCCATTCCGCCTCGGTCATTCCCATCTGACCGTAGGCCATCTGGAAAAGATAGGCCCAGGTTAGGGGTTCGCCTGAACCCCCGGCGCGTTTCCCTCTTCGCCTCCGGTGTCGGTGCTGTCGGATGTCAGTCCTAAGCACTTCATAAATGCTTCGGTAAAACACTCAACAGCCGGGCGCAATTCGGTAAGGCTATCCACCGCATCCAGCAGCATATCCACGCTGTCGTATGGGGCTTTCTTGCCGTTGTTTTTCGCTTCGGTTTTCAGGCCATACAGGGTCGCAACCGCTGACAATTCGATAACGTCTGCCGTATCTGTAGACTGCATGATTTCAAGCAGTCCTGCAGGTTCGGCTTTGAAGTGCTTTGCGATGGCGTAAATTGTTCCAAGACGGTACTGAACCGTGTGCTGCTTGCCGGAAATGGTGATGTGTGCGCTGCTCATTTATCAGGTAGATTAAGGGGTAACAGTTCCTTGGGTGATTGTGCCAGTCATCTGCAAGGAGCAGGTGAAGGTTGCCTCGGCGTTGTTTGGCGCGCTGAAATTCACGTTTGTGATGTAGGCGCTTGATTCGTAGTAAGTATCGCCGCTCACCTGACTTGACCAGCGCACGGTGATGGCGGTGCCAGCCAGCGCATCAGTTACAAGGTCAGAGGGTGATACCAGCGAACCGCCGATACTGCCGTCCTGTTCCAATAGTCCTTCAAAATCGAATGTGCCGCCCTTCTCGCCGGGTAGAAATTCTTTGTATCCCGCGCTGTCTTTGGTGGTGATTTCAATCATGTCTATGGAGATGTCCACAGACGTAGAGCGACCATTTGCAATTTTGGTCATTGTGCTGCTCACAGACTTGTAAAGTCCTATGAGAGTTCCGTTGATTATTCCGGTAGTTGCCATATAGTTTTATTGATTTGTTTTTATCTTACATTGTCGATGATTTCCTCCAATCCACGCACAACACCTTCCTGAACTGCATTCGCGTTTATTTGCAAGGCCATGTTCATAAATTTATTAGCGCGCCGGGTGGTCATTAAACCTTCTGCCTGAAGGATGTTTCCGTATTTCCCTGGGTAGGATTTGCCTTTCTGATATGCTTTGCCATCGTGCTGAATACCGATAAGCACCACGTTGGGGAATTTCTTATCGTTTTTCTTAATGAATCCAATAGCCTTCCGCAATGCACCTGTCTTATGCGGTGCAATTGCGCGCGCTGAATCAACAATACGCTGTCCTTGTTCACGAAGAACCTGCTGCACCTTGCCTTTATCCAATTCTTTCTGAATGTCATATAGACGGCGAACCTCGCGCTCAATTCCGGTAACGTCCATTTTGATCATTCTTGCCTCCGTGATTTAAGTTCCATCAGATTTTTGCGGCCTACCTCGGTAATTGCAAGGATGTTGTAAACTTCGCCCTGGTACTTTAACCGGTCTTTCGGATTTATTCCGGCGTAGTATCGAATGGTAAAAATCACCGGACGCTCCGCCTCGCGTTTGTCACCATTAACCGCCTCGGTTCCGGGGTCAGCCTTATACATCGCCGGGCAGGTTATTAGCGCGCTCCATGTCTTCACCTGTTCGCCTATTGCATTGGTGGTGGTGCTGAACCGCTCGATGGTCACTTGTCTGTCGAATCGTCCAGGGTTCATACGAATTGATGTATTCGGTAAGGGTTCAACAGATATTCCGTGCCACGGGCCAGCGTTGTTTCTATTGTGCCGATGACTTCGTTTTTGCGCTCCTCGTAGAGGTCCCCGGTTATCAGCAGGATTGCGGCCCGGATTGCGCCGGGTAGGTTGCCCGGTGTGTAGCCCATCTGAGCGGTAATAACCACGCTATCGAGGCGGTCATCATTTACGCTCGGCGTGATGGTGTGCCAAAATAGGCGCAGGCGGTCCCGCTGAAGCTGTGCGCTGTAATTGGCGGATGGCCATGTCTGCAAAACATTGGCGGTATCGTAATACTTAACCGCCGTGAGGCTTTGCGGTTTGCCGTAAAAGTCCGTAATGGCTTCTTTGAAATCGGCCATCTCAAGTTGGCAATTCGCAAGCCTGATGGTGCTGCCGATGTAGTTTTCCGCTATGTCAAAGGCTGCATCAAGAATACCGGCAATGTATGCGTCTTCATCAGTGTTGATGACGCGCAAATGTTCTTTTACATCGCTGATGCTGATGTAGGACGTTGCCTGATGAATGATGCTATTGACCTTCTGAATCACTTACGGTTGCGCTTTTCGGGTTTTGCTTTTGATTCGGCTTTCTCGATTTCTTCGGCGGGAATAATTGCCACCACGCCAGCATCAAGTAGCTGCTTTGCTTTCGCTTCCGGCAAGGTGGCCTCGTCTCCTACATTGTAGGCGTAGTTCCAGCCTGCCGGGTGCTTGATAAATTTTACTTTTATCATAACTTTTTAGCTGGGGCGGAGAACATCGGTGTTCCCTATCGGCAGTCCCTCTGCCCGCCCCAACACAACACACACATCACCAATTCAGGCTGTGTGCTGTGTGGCCATATTAGGCCGGTGTGGTAGCGTCGATGTCCTTACAAACTGCGAAAGACTTAGGCTGCAATACGCCTACGTCCACGAAGCTGTTCAACACGATGTTTGTAGTCCCGCTCAGGCTGCTGCTGTATGGATCAACCAGGATTGACATACCGCCCCAGCTTGCGATGGCAAGCTTGCTGAAGTCGCCGAAGATAAGCGCGCTCAGGTCGCTGCTGGTACCTTTGGTCAAGTTGTTTGGTACGCAAGAGGTAACGTTCAGGCCATAACCGGTCGGAGCCAGCGCGGGGTTAGTAACGATGAAGTTGCCCTCTACACCGCTTGACTGCTTGGGACGAATCATAGCATCACCAAGCACGGTGGGGTTGGTCAGGTAAGACGGAGCCAACAGCGTGCCGTTGTTTTCCATCACCTTCTTCATCAGGTTCACCCAGTCGGCATACACTTGGTTAGCTCCATTGGCGTTGGTTCCTACTGCGGCAGCGTTGCCAGCGTAAGTTACCAATACGTCAGAGTTACCAATGATGCCGGTAGGTTCGTTGGAACCGCCGCCTTTGATGGCAGCTTTTTCCAGAGAAACAGCCATGCAAGAAAGCAGATACTGACGGATGTAATTCTCGATGTCGTTGGAACTCTGAATCATAAGCTGGCTGGTAACTGGGATGTAACCTGCAAGGCGCTTCGGAGAAAGTGTAACTTTGCCCCATGTTGCGCTAAGATCATTGGCAGAACCGGTTTCAGTTTCCCATGCAGCTTCCGGGGTGGAAGTGTTGCGGGGGAGAACCAGGTTTCCAACAAGGCCGTCAAAACGCTGGATGCCCATCTGAGCAAGAACCAGGTAAGGAGAGAGTGCGTCAATAATGCCGCCTACGTTGGTGGCCACGTTCACGCCGCCTTCACTTCCGTTGGAACCGCCGGTAGCTGACTGGGTACGCTTTTCTGCGCCTTTCTGAGTCATGCCACGGTGGAACACCATCTTGGGTATCAGGTATTCAGAACCGGAAGTTGCTACACCAGCGTGACGCAGTTCGTTCACGGCTTCCTGATGCATCTCAGCTTCCAGTCCGGTCAGGTTGCGCTTCTCCAGTGCAGCCTTCATCAGGTTGCGGAAAGAGAAGTTTTCGCGAACGTTCTTCTCGTCTTTGCTTTCGCCGGAAGTTCCATGCACCACAGGCGCAACGGGGGCAGCTGCGGCGGCAGCGCGCTGGGCAGTTTCCAAGGTGTCAATTTCCGCGTTCAGCTTGTTCACCTCGTCGGTGATTTCAGCGGTGCGGGTGATTTGCTCCGCGCTCAGGCTATCGGCAGCCAGCAGGTCGGTCAGCTCGCTGCGGAGGTCGGCCAGCTTTTCGCGCTTTTCTTTCAGTGCTTTCATTTTATAGTGTCAATTAGGGTTTGTTTGATTTGGTTCTTTGCGTCAATTTGAGCCTGCGCGGCCTGTGCAGCTTCATCTGATTCGGCCTGAATCGCAGCGCGTTCTTGCTTGATTGCCTCCATGTCGCGTGCGGCAATGCTTGTGCCGGCGTAGGCTGGGTAAGTTACCGGGCTGACATCGTATAGGGCGCGAACTTCAAGGATTCGGCGGGTGCCTTGTTCGCCGTACTTATCCGAGTGCAGCCATTCTGTGCGCTGAATGGTAAAGGCAAAACTGCTCTGAGTTATGTCGCCGCGCTGGATTGAGCGCACCCATGTTACGTGCGTAGGGTTTTCTTTGTCCGGA